GACCTGAAGGACGCACAGAACTTCACGAACAGCGGCACGGTGAAGGCGGACAACACGCTGTCGATCCAGGGCAAGCAGATCGACAACGCATTCGGTGCACTGCAGAGCGGCGGTCTGATGTCGTTGACGACAACCGGCAATGTCGATTTGACTTCGGCCAAGGTCCAAGCCGGTAGCTTGAACCTGAATGCAGGCGGCGACCTGATTCTCGATACCGCAGTGAAGACCGACAAGCGGGTCAGCCGCGACGGCGCAACAAGTATCACGACGACACTCGGACCGACCGCCCAACTCGACGTGACGGGTAATGCGGCGATCAAGACGGGCGGCAACTTCCAGCAGAACGCGGGCAACCTGTCGGTTGGCGGCAATCTCGGCATGAATGTCGGGGGCGATTGGAATCTGGGTGCGGTGCAGACGGGCGAACACAAGATCGTGCAGCGCGCGAACGGTGTGTCGAATACGGACATCAACAACGCAGTTGGCAGCTCGGTGAAGGTCGGCGGGCAATCGAGTATCGGCGTCGGCGGGGACGTTACTGCGAGAGGTGCGCAGATCGATCTCGGTCAGGGGGGCACGATCGCGGCCAAGGGTACCGTTACGCTTGGCGCTGCGAGTGCAACCTCGACGATGAACAGCAATAGTTCGGGTAGTGATAGTCACGGCAGTTACGCCGAGACACTGCACACATCGGATCAGGCGCTTACCGGAACAATGCTTAAGGGCGGAGATACCATAACGCTTGCGTCGGGCAAGGACATCACGATCAGCGGCAGTACCATCAACCTCGACAAGGGCAATGCAAACCTGCTGGCGAAGGGGGACGTGAATGTCGGTGCGGCGACCGAAACGCATACGTTCGAATCGCACGAAACGCATAGCCATAGCAACGTAGTAAGCGGCGTGAAGGTCGCAAGTGGCACAGACCAGACCGCAGCGTATAGCAAGGGCAGCACAATTTCGGCGGATGGGATTACGGTCGAAAGTGGCCGGGATATCAACGTGACGGGAAGCAACATCGTCGGCACGAACGACGTGAGCCTTGATGCGGCGCGTAACGTGAATATCGCCACGTCGCAGGACACGGTGCAATCGTCGTCGTATTACGACAAGAAGGAAAGCGGCTTGCTGACCAATGGCGGGCTGTCCGTGACCTTCGGTAGCCGCTCGATGGGCCAGACGGACCAATCCAAGCAGGTGACGAACAACGCAAGCGTCGTCGGCGCATCGTCCGGCAATGTTTCGATCAGCGCGGGCAAGGACGCGACCATCACCAGCAGTACCGTAGTCGCCGGTCAAAATCTCGACGTGACCGGCCAGAACGTTGCTGTGAATTCGGCCTATGACACGTACAACGACGCGCAGTCGCAGCACTTCAGCCAATCGGGCTTGAGCGTCGGCGTGAACGGCGGTGTGGTGGGCCTTGCTCAGTCGATGGCGAGCACGGTTCGTCAGGGCGTGCAGTCTGGCGATTCACGTTTGGCGGCAGTGCAAGGTGTAGCGGCAGCCGAGCAGGCTTATCAGAGCCGTGATGGATTGAAGAATGCGGCCACTGCCCTGTCGAGCGGTAAAGTCAGTGAAGCCGCGAACGGTGTACAGGTTCAACTGAGCATCGGATCGAGCCACAGCAGCAGCAACGAGACGACATCCATCACACAGGCCAAGAATTCGTCGCTCATCGGCAACGGCAACGTGCATGTGACCGCGACGGGCACGCCCGACGCGAACGGCAACGCACAACCAGGAACCGGCGATATCACGATGACCGGTGCGAACGTGTTGGGTAAGAACGTGTCGCTGGATGCGAACAATGCGATCACGCTGCAAAGCGCACAGAGCACCGAGCGGGAAACGAGTTCGAACAGTTCGTCGGGCTGGAATGCGGGCGTTGGGATCGGCGTCGGCAAGCAGACTGGGATCAGCGTTTTTGCGAACGGTACTAACTCGCACGGCCAAGGCAACGGTAGCGCCGTGACTCAGACCAACACGACCATCGCGGCAGGCAACACGCTGGTGATGAAGTCGGGGGGCGATACGACGTTAGCCGGTGCGCAGGTGTCGGGCGATAAAGTGAAGGCCGATGTGGGCGGCAATCTCACGATGACGAGCGTTCAGGATACGTCGAACTACGCGAGCAACCAGCATAGTGCGGGTGCGAGCGGTAGCTTTACGTTCGGCTACGGTGGCGGTGCCGAATTGTCGATTGGACACACCGGCATCGATGCGAACTATGCTTCGGTCGATCAGCAGACCGGTATCGTTGCCGGCAAAGGCGGGTTCGACGTGAACGTGGCGAACCATACGCAGCTCAACGGCGCGCAGATCGCGAGCGCCGCCCCTGCTGAAAGCAATATGTTGACGACGGGCAGCCTTGGGTTCAGGGACATCCAGAATTCGATGTCATATTCGGCATCGTCGGAAGGCTTCTCGACTTCGAGCGGTCCGAGCTTCGCGCATACGGGTGATAGCGCGAGCGGCGTGACGAAGGCAGCGGTGAGTCCGGGGACGATTACCGTCAAGTCCGATCAACAGAATGGCACCGACAGCACTGCAGGCTTGTCGCGCGATACCGCGAACGCGAATCAGACCGTTAAGAACACGTTCAACTTGCAGCAGACACAGAACGATCTGGCGTTCGCGCAGGCGTTCGGCAAGGCGGCGACCTTCGCGGTCGCTGAGGCGGCAACGCAGCTTGAGAACAGCAGCCCGCAGATGAAGGCGTTGTTCGGTGAAGGCGGCGCGGGACGCGACGCGCTGCATGCGGCGGTGGCGGCGCTCGGCGCGGCGCTGTCGGGTGGCAACATCGGCGGCGCGGTGGCGGGTTCGCTCGCGGGCGATGCGTTGCAGTCGCTGGCGCAGCCGATTATCGATCAGGCGGTAAGCCAGTTGCCGCTGGATGCGCAGTCGGCTGCGCGCAAGGCACTGAACGAGGTCGTTGCGACAGCAGGTGGTGCGGCGGGCGGCGCGTTGGCCGGTGGTGGTTCATCGGGGACGCTCGCGGGTGCGGGCGCGGCGGCGAACAATGAGCTTTACAACCGTCAATTGCACGAAAGCGAAGCGCAAAAACTCCAGCAGCTTCAGAAAAATCAGTCGCCCGAAGAGCAATACCGCCTTGCCGCAGCGGAGTGCTCGCTTGTGCATTGTGCAGACAACATCCCGGACAGCGATCCGAACAAGGCCGTGCTGCAAAAGATGCAGAATGACGGCGCGCAGTTCACCTACGAGCAAGGGGTACTGAAGAAAGCCGGTGCGTTCGATGGGTACGGCAAGCTCGATTCACTGTCCGATGCCTATGATCGGAATCAGGTCTCGAATCGTCTTGTCGGTGCCGTGCAGGGTGTCGGAAGTACCGCAGCGGGAATCGGCGCTGCAACAGGTGGCTGCTATACGCTCGTTGCTTGTATCGCTGGGGCGGCAGTAGCTGGCGTGAGTTTCGATTACGCAAAGGCAGGCTTTACGCAGCTTGTGAACGGTAACCCGACGCCAACCTATGGCGAACTGGCATTGCAGAGTTTGGGGATGAGTCCGAGCGGCGCTGCGTTGACTTACGCAGGCTTGGGTCTCGGCGCGGCAGTCGGTAGCGTGGCCGCGAATAATGCGGCTGCACAGGCAGCGGCGAAGGGCGTGCCGCAATCAGTTGAGTCGATTCAGGCCGGGATCAAGTACGACCTGATGCAGCAAGTTGCTGATTTGCGCGCATCGCTGACCGGTACTCCTCGAACAATGGGAAATATGGGGGTTGCACAGATTAGCATTCCTGGGGTTCAGTCAGAGATGGCTGCGTCTAGTCAAATCCCCAATCCAACCGCCGAGCAACGGGCACTTGGGTTTGTTGGGATGGGACCTGATATTTTCTCTAGCACGGTTGTTCCTTTGCCAAACGGATATCCATTGCTGCGGAATGTAGACTCGGAAGCGAAAATATTGAACAACGTCGCCGCGCAACTCGGCGACAATACGTCAGTTAGTGGGGTGATTAATCTTTTCACGGAGCGGCCGCCATGCACAAGCTGTTCAAATGTGATTCAGCAATTTCAAAACAAATACCCGAATATTAAAATTAACGTCATGGACAGCAATGGCGTGTTGAAGCCGTCTAAATAGGAGGTGGCATGTTGCACGACGAACGGGTTCCGTACGAAACCCTTAAATCATGGGCCTTGCAGAGTTACTTCGAAGGGTGTCGTGACTTGGCGATTGGACAAGGGTGGCCTCACGATCAAATTATGGGGTATGTGTCGTCCGCATTTGAGGATGGTTTTGATCGAGATATCGAAAATTTGATGTGGAATGTAATTATCTTTATCCTCTCCGGCGGAATGCATCCCGATGTTGAAGATGGAATCAAGAGGGCTATTCTCGACAAGATTTATTCTATTGGACTAGATAATCTCTTGCAAGGCGTACCGGCCGAGGAGGCCGAATTGTTCCGGCATGATTTGCGAATCCTTAAATTTATCCCGTGACGACACAAGTAATGGCGATAGCGATTGGAAAACTTTCGATAGTGTCGCTCGTCGTGGTGGTGTCGCTTGCGGCATGCGAGACGGTGCCGCCCGACGCGCCGGCGCGCCCGCCGGCCAAACCAGAGATGTCGCCCATTCTCCCCTCATGGTCGACCATGACGTGGGTGATGGGTTTCTGGAAATGGACCGGTACGGAATGGGTCTGGATTCCCGGTCACCTTGCACCCAAGCCTTAAAACAACTTCAACACACGCATCCGAATGAGAATTCGTTCGTCCGCCGTCCTACTGTCGATTGCCTCCCTTGTGCCATTGATAGGATATACACAGCAGGTACCGTCCCCTGCCGACCAAGCCGCAGCCGCGCGCGCCAATGCGGAACAGGACCGGCAGGCGCAGCAGCAACGAGATGCGCAGCAGCGCGATGCGGCCGTGCGTGCCCCGTCCGTGCGCTCCGAGGTGCCGAAGGTCGAAGCGTACCCGGCGCTCCCGGCGGAAACACCATGCTTTCGTATCGATCGCTTTACGCTCGACGTACCCAACTCCTTGCCCGACACGACGAAGGCACAGGGGGCGTCCGCCCTCCCGATGGATCGCTTCGCGTTCGCCCGTGCCTGGCTGAACCACTACGCCGGCCAATGCGTCGGCAAGCAAGGCGTTGACGTGCTGGTCAAAGAGCTCTCTCAAGCGATTCTGGCGCGCGGCTACGTCACCACACGCGTGCTCGTCCCCGAGCAAGACCTGTCGGCCGGCACGCTGAAATTCTCGCTGATTCCCGGCGTGATTCGCCATGTGCGCTTCGCCGACGAAAAACTGCGCGGCACATGGAAGACCGCGTTCCCGACCGGTGACGGCGAAGTGCTGAACCTGCGCGACCTCGAACAAGGCCTTGAGCAGATGAAGCGCGTGACGAGCCAGGATGTCTCGATGCAGATTGTTCCCGGCGAGCTGCCCGGTGAAAGCGATGTCGTGCTCGATGTGAAGCGCAGCAAGCCGTGGACCGTCGTCGCATCGATCGACAATTCTGGCACACGCGCTACGGGCAAGCTGCAAGGCAACCTGTCGGTCGGCATCGACAATCCGCTTGGCCTGAACGACATGCTCAACGTTGGCGTCAGCCAAGACCTCGAATTCGGCGACAAGCGCCTCGGCTCGCACGGCTGGAACGGCTTCTATTCGATTCCGTGGGGTTACTGGACTGCCACGCTGTCCGCATACACGAACACCTACTATCAGCAGATTGCGGGTGTGAACCAGACATTCATCGCGAGCGGCAACTCGAAGACAGTCGATCTCAAACTGGCTCGGGTGCTGGCGCGCAGCCAGAACGACGTGCTCGGAGGGTATTTCCGGCTGTCCCGCCGTTTCGGCGAGAGCTTTATCGAGGACACTGAGATTTCGCAACAGCGTCGTAACAACACGATCATCGAACTCGGTTTGACCGACCGGCACTACTTCGACGGCGCGCAATTCGACGGCTCGCTCGCGTATCGCCAAGGTGTCGGCGGATTCGGCGCGCAGGACGACACACTGACGGCGAGCGGCTCGACCTATCGCTTCAAGATGGCCGTGCTCGACGCGAACCTCTCGGTGCCGTTTGCAATCGGCGAACAACCGTTCCGCTACGTTGGAACGTTCCACGGCCAGTACACCGGAAACACGCTCTACTACCTCGATGACCTGACGATCGGCAGCCGATATACCGTGCGCGGCTTCGACGGAGAAACGATGCTGGCGGCGTCGCGCGGGTTCTACTGGCGTAACGAGTTGCAAATGCAGATTGGCCAGACGAGGCAAGCGGTGTATGCAGGGCTGGATTACGGGCGCGTGTGGGGGCCTCAGCCGATTGCGCTCGTCGGTACGCAGTTGGCCGGCGCCGTCATCGGTATGAAGGGAAGCATCGGGACGCGCTTCGGTGCCTACGCGTATGACCTGTTTGCAGGCACGCCTGTCTATAAGCCGTCCGGCTTTCCAACTGCGCGTGTCACCGTCGGATTCCAACTGACTTCGCAGTTTTGAGAGAAGAGTCTCTTGTCGTGGAAGACAGCCACGTGGATGAAATGAACGTATCGAACGACATGCAACCGGTCCGGCTTCCGCCACGTCGCCCGTGGTTGAACGGCAAGCGTCGCACGATGGAGAAGGCGCGAAAGACATACGTCGAGCTGCCCACACTCGAGCGGACGCCCGTAGACGCCGAGGGCGAGCGTCTTCTGCTTGCCAAGGAAGCGGTAGGACAAGCGCCAGTACTTCGCGCCGTTCGGTTGGACGAGCAAGAACATTCCGTTGCCGCCCGTGAGTTTGTACGGGGCCGCGCTGGCCTTCGCGTTCCGTACCTGCACGTCAGTGAGAGGCATTGTTGGTATTTTTGTTGGTATCTGCTGATACCAACAAAAATACCAACACTTTCTCCGGCTGTCACTGAGCAACGTTAGGTAACGATGGGAGCTGGAAGGCCGCCGGACGGGCCTGAGCGGGCGATTTCTTGTGAATCTCGGGGATGGTTGGGAGCATAACTGGTCCCCCGACAGAATTCATGTCTGCATGTCAGAAAAGGGGTGGGTGGGTGATGTTGATAAAAAGACCCCCAAAAGAACCCCCGCATGCTCGACGCCATGTGCGAGCTTGCCTTTGGCAATCCCGATCCGTGATCACACGCACTTCTCGAGTGCAGGGTCTGCCTCAAGTTACATGTGTGGACTGGGGGAGCGGATCGATATACGCTAGCTATCCTCTATGAGTGCCCCCCCAACAACTGGACTCCGCAATGGCATTACAGGACGAAATCGCACTTGCTCGACGGGAGATTGTATCCGACGGCTACGACATGTCAGTCGGCGAACTCATCAATCTGTATCGCGAAGGCGAGATCAAGATTCAGCCGGAGTATCAGCGCCTCTTTCGATGGGACCAAACGCGAAAAACGCGTTTCATTGAATCCATCCTCTTGGGTTTGCCGCTGCCCCCTATCTTCGTGTATCAGGACGCTGACGGGGTTTGGGAGCTCATCGATGGATTGCAACGCCTTTCGACCATTTTCGAGTTTGTTGGCGTACTCAGGGCTACCGACGGTAGAGTTCGGCCGGCATCGTCCCTGGAAGGGACACGTTACTTACCGGACTTAGTCGATAAGCGCTGGGAACCGGCCACAGAGGACGGCGCAGACGGAATTGGAGGGGCGCAGCAACTCCAGATCAAGCGCGCGCGGATGCGTGTCGAAATACTCAAGCAGGAAAGCGATCCGAGAGCGAAATACGAACTCTTCCAACGATTGAATACCGGCGGCGAAAATCTATCAGAACAAGAGATCCGGAACTGCGTTGGCGTTATGCTCAATCAGCCTTTCCAGCACTGGATGTCGCAACTCGCGGAAAACCCCGACTTTCGAGCAACGATCAATCAAACCGAGGCTGCAATCGAAAGACAGATGCATGTCGAACTTGCGCTGCGCTTCTTGGCTTTTCGACATGTTCCCTATGGCCCCGGTATGGACGTCCACGAGTATTTGGATGATGCACTGTTTAAGCTTGCGACACGAGATGACTTTGATTGGGCTGCGGAAGGCGATATTTTTGCGAGAACATTTCGCTTGCTTAACGTCTCAATGGGTGAGAACGCATTCAAGCGATGGGATGGCGCCGGTTTCAGCGGGAAATTTCTAATGAGCGTGTTCGAAGTCGTCGCGCTTGGCGCGTCGCGAAATATCGATGCTATCGATCAGAACGATGACGCAAGAAAAAATGAAATCGTCCGCGAGAAATGCCAGCGTCTTTGGCAGGAGCCGATCTTTAACCAGTACTCTGGGGCCGGTGTGCGTGGCACGAGCAGGCTAAGTAATCTCTTGCCGATGGCTGCAGCTTATTTTCGGCCATGAGTAAAATTAGAACCTTGAATCAATTGCAGGAATTTTTGGATCAAGGTTTTTCGTGGCGGCTCAAAGAAATCGCTGATCTGAAAGTTGTTGTCAGAGGAAGTTCTTCACTTTCTCAGGCTACGATAATTCGTGCGGGGGTTCCTCTCGTGTATGCGCACTGGGAGGGTTTCGTGAAACAAGCTTCGCAGGATTACCTGCGTTACGTTACTGGACAGAGACTTAGCTATCAGGAATTGGCGAGCTGCTTTGTTGTTTTTGGTGCCAAAAAGCACCTTTCGGGCATTGTGGAGTCTCGAAAGTCAGCTATAAATATTGCTGCCGTAGATTTTTTTAGAAATAAATTGAATGAAAGGGCTGATCTTGCGCTTTCAAATGCGATCGATGCAAAGTCAAATCTCAATTATGAGGTTTTTCAAAACATTGCGGTTTCGATTGGTATTTCTACAGCCCCGTATGATGCGTATTACAACTTTATTGATGAGTCGCTTCTTAAGCGGCGGAATGGAATAGCTCACGGTGAATATCTTGATCTCAGTGGCGACGATTTTCGGGCGCTTGCTGATGAGGTTATAAAGTTGTTGCGTATGTACAAGACCGATATTGAAATTCTTGCGTCAAACTCGGCGTACAAGGTCGTATAAAAAAGGTTGAAGGTGGGCCGAAAAGCAGTTGCACATACATTCAGGTGCTTTTTCTGCTCGTGAGGGTACTGGCGGTCTAGATGAAAAAGGGCCTGAATATTTGATGGCCCCCCTCCTTTAGTATCCGAGTGTGCTGGCCACGGAGTCAGGCCACAGCCGGATCGCGCAAGCGCATGAGAAGCGATTCGACCGCCGGCGTGAGCGGGGCGGTCGTGCCTTCGCGGTCTGCGTACAGCGCGCCGAGCACGAGTAGAACGGCCGAGCGTACCGGGCCCGGCACGGTGCTCGGGGCATCGCCGTCTTCGAGTGCCCAGGCGTCGGGGATTTCCTTGAACTTCAGGTAGTCCACAACGATGTCGCTGGCCGCGTCGATCAGATCCTTAATCGCGTCGTCATCCTCGCCCGCTTCGACGCGCAGGTGCGAGAGTGCGCGATTGAACGAGACGAGTTGCTTAATTGCCATTTGTCGGCTCCTTCGATTCAGGTGCGCTGGTCAACGTCGCGCTGCTTGGCGCTGGGTTCGTGTCGCGCTTCGCGAGTGCGTCGAGCGAATAGTTCTGCTGTTGCAGATACGGCGTATCGCCGCCCGGCACAGGCGGCATGTTCTCCGCTGCGCGCGCCTCATTCGGGGCCATCCAGCCGCCGCCTACGGCTTTCGAGTGCGCGTCGTAACGCGCGGCCGGGTCCATGCGCAGTAGCCCGCGCACATCAACGTCGAAACCCTGTCCGTCCGGCACCTCGAAACCGTCATCGAGACAGAGTTCGAGCTCTTCGATCGGGGCTTGCAGACAATCGGTGTAGTACGACTGTTCGAGCGCGCCAATGTTGGCCGCCGTTTTCGAGCCCGTTGGGTCCGCGCCGATCTTGTAGAGCGGTACGTGATAGCAGCGCGCAACGTCCTCGACAGCCCACCGGAGCTGTTCGACGAGCTGCGCATCGGTCGCGGTCATCATGACGGTTTCGTACTTCAGCCCGTCGCCCACGACGGCCAAACGGCCGGCATTCTCACCGCCGTAGTTCGTTTCCCAATGCGTCTTGAGCCGGTTTGCGGTTTCGTCGCTGATCTTGCCGGGCGCGGACAGGATGCCGCCGGGCCGCGACATGTTGCCGAAGAATTTTCGGCTGTTCTGCTGGATGCGGTTTCCCATCGTGCCGGCAGCCGCTGCCGCGACGATCGGCGATACGCCGATGAGCGGATGCCACGGGCAGATACCGCGATCATGGATGATCTCGGATGCGGGAATCGTGACTTGCTCGGGCACGCCGCGAAGCGGATCGGCGGCGACCTGATAGAACACGGCGCCGCTCGGCGCGACGAGCGGAATCACGCGCACCGGATCGAGCACGTACATCGCAGTTACGTTGCGCAGCATGTCGCGCACGAGCAGGACATACGTGTTGCCGGCGAGCAGCTTCGACACCTGCCACGCCTTCACGAACTGAATTCGATTCTGGTACGGGTTCGGCCGACGTAGCGGCCCCGTGAAGCGTGGCGCACTGGCGTCCTGCCAGATATTGCCGACCTGCTTCACGTACCGGATGCCGAGCTTCGAAATGTCCGACGCGATGCGATCCACACACGCGTACACGGCCGAGAACGCGAGCAGATCGTGACGGCTATCAATGCCCATTCCAGCCTGCCACGCGCCCGCGAACGGCTCGCGCACGGTGCCAGCAATCGAATTGCCGCCGCCGACCGCAACCGGCGGAGCGGCTTTTCGTATCCACGAAAGCAGCCGCATCAATCCCCCGGTCGCATGTCGCGTCGCTTGTACGTCGACCGCTTCGGCGCAACATCGCGAATCTTGCCGAGCAGGCGTAGCAAGGCGACGTGCTGTTCTTGTTCGACCTCGATCCGCTCGCCAACTTGCCGCATGCGTCCCTTGTACGGGAACGCCACGGCCACCTCATAGGTTTGCATGGCGTTCTCCGCTTAGCCCGCTTGCGCTGCGTCGCCGTAGGCCGCGCCGGAGATATACTGAACGCCCTCGACGCGGCGGCGCTTCCAGTTGATGAAGCGCTCGGCCTTCATGGCGATGAAGCCGTTTTGCCACAGCGACACCAGCTCCGTTGCACCCGCAACGGGTGCGCTGTCCATTTGCAGCGACGCTTCGCGGCTCACGTCGAGCGTCACACCGCCGTCGTCGGCAAACAGGATTTCGCTTGCCTTCGCAAGCACGATGTTGTCGCCGACCGTCTGCGAGAGGATCGCGGGCAGACCGAAGAACGTGCCGCCCGCCATCGTGAGGCCCGGAAACTCGGGCTGCCCGAGCGCATTCAGCATCAGCGAGAGCGACAGAGCCGTCGTTTCCGACATGATCCAGACCGCGCCCGCGACCGACAGGTTGGCCGCGATGTACGCTTGGAATACCTTCTTCACGTCTACGCGCACGGCTGCCGCATCCTTGCCCGATGCCGGAATGGCCTTGACGCCGTTCGTGATCGACGCGGGCGACAGTCCGTTCGCGCCGGCCGCCACAGCCGGGTCGATGAACTGCTGGTCGAGGAACTGGCTAATCGTCGAGATGAGATCCTGCTGGATGACGCCTTCGGCGCTCGGCGTCGAGAACCGCGCAAGCTCTTCCGTGATCGCGACGATGCCGGCCACCTTCGAGAAGCCGAGCGTCGTCGTGTTGAATGCGAGTGCCGATACCGGCGCGGGCTTGCCTTCGCCGACCCAGCCGACCGACGAGCCCGTCGTCTGGCCGGGGACGCGGACATTGAACGGCACACGACGCATGCCTTCGATCCGGCCGACGATCGTTGCGGGGCGCAGCAGTTCGATGAATTCGGAGGCCATGTCCTGATACTGGACGAGCGGCCCGGCCCACGCCGGATCAGTCGTCGTGCCGGCCGCGACTGCCGCCTTGAGCACGATTTCGACTTCGGGCGTCGAATCCTTCCATTGCTTCGCGATCTCAGCCGCTTGCATGAGGTTGAGCGCGTCGTCGATGAGCAAGCTGAGCAGGTCGCCATCGGTGGGGGCCTGCGTGCTGATAACGATCGACAGCGGACTTTCCTGCGCAGCGCTCGCCGTCTCCAGTGCTTCGTACAGTTCGGAGCGCGGGCCTTTGACTTGGCCCAGCTCGTCATGGATCGTGAGCGCGGGGCTCAAACCGAACTTGGTCGCCGCGTCCGCCGACAGCGCCTTGTAGATCGTGCCAAGGTCATGACACAGCAGCTCCTTTGCCGTATCGCGGATCGTGACGTACTGCGACAGATTCTCCGACATGCGAACCACCTTCGCGGCCAGCTCGAACAGCACGGCCGCTTGGTCGCGCGACTGCGCTGCGCTGTAGAGCTGGCTGTTCGGCTGCGCTTCCGGGCCGACGAGGTGAAGCAACACGAGGAATGCGGAGAGGGCCGTCTTGGCGTTCTTGCGCGCCATCGAGAGGATGAACGTGCGCGTCGGCGTGTCGTAGATTCGCTTGATCCAGCCGCGTTGCTCTTTCGTGAGCTTGACGGGCTGCCCGACGAGCCGGCCTTCAGGGATGCGGCAGTGTTCCTCGATCCATCGGGCGTTGCGCTCGCCGCGAGAGACACGCTTTACGCGGGGAGTTCCCATGGTTTCTTTGTCTTCTTCTGGTTCGCCAGCGCGCGGCCTACCGTCGTGGGGTGCTCGACCGCTTGCCGCGTGATGCGCAGTCGCGTCGCGAGCGACGAGGCCGCGCGGCTCTCGCGCTCAGACATTGCGAGCAGCCGGTCGTAGCGCTTCAGGCCGTCGTCGTCTGCGAGCCATGCGCGATCGAAATTCAGCACTTCGTCGGCGAGCACGCGCGCGTTCGTGATGTGTCGGCAATACAGCTCGAGCAGCGGCGAGTGCGTCGCAGTGAATGCGCTTGCCGGCTGATCGTTCACGACTTCGACCCAGACTGCCCGCTCGCCGTCGCTCAGGTGAAGCGGGGGCGCGAGACGCTGCTCCGACGCAACCGGTGCGGCTGGCGCCGTTACGATCGATGCGGCGGATTTCCGCCCGCGTTGAGTCATTTTTTCCCTTTTTTGTCCACGTTTATGAAAGCGAAGGGGACGGGCGGTTTCCCGCGATGCGACGCAAGAAAAATCGACCATCCCCCCCCGGCCGGGGTCGCCGGTCATGACCAACTGCCATCGATCGGCAGGCCGTCCGGCCCGAACGCCTTGCGCTCGCGATAGCCGAACTGCTGGCGCGTCACCTCGTCATGGTGATCGGCACATAGGCCTCTGAGGTTGTCGTCGGCATCGGTGCCGCCGTGTTCGAGCGGCGTGATGTGATCCACGACGACGGACTCGCGCACAACGTCCTGTTCAGCGCACAGCACGCAGACCGGATCGCGCCGCAGGATGCGCGCGCGGATCTTCATCCACTTGCTGCCGCGTGTGCGCTGTTGGACTCGTGCGCTCATCGCATCGACCTCGGCGGCGGCAGCGGCAGGAAGCGGCGCGACGGTTGCGAGCCCATCGTGCTTGCGCGGGACCAGCAGAACAGGACGCGCTCAAGTTCACCACGTGCATTCAGCGCGTGCGCGGTCGCTGCGTCGAAGTACGGCTCGCCTTCGCTCTCGTTCGCGCGCACCCAATCGAAATACCGATCGCGGTCGGTGCCGCTCATGCTGCGCACGGACACCTTGTTGCCCAGCTCGGGGATTTCAGCGGGCTGCGTCAGGGGTGCGGAAACGGCGAGAATTTGCTCGTATAGTGGCATCTAGTTGCTCGCAAGTTAATTGTCGAGCAATTATGTGCCACATCGCAGACGTTTACAACAGGGGTTATTGAAACGATAGGGGGTTATCAAAACGATAAGGGAGGGGTTCCCGAAACAGGAATGCCCAATACGGGAAGGGCTGAGATTTCCACGACCGGAGGACGAGCCCGCGCGCCTTGAACGCTACGGTAACGTTGCGGTAACGCGTGACGGCGCTTGCGGGGGAGTAAGCGCCGCTTACCGGGGTAGAGGGGGAGATTTGGAGGGGGTGGAATTTCGAGGGTGTCGAATATTGCACCCTTTCGCGCGAGCCTTGTGGGCAAAGGGTTTGCGGGAGATCGGCCCATCTTGGGGGCGGTCTAACAGCCCCAATTCCCGCTGAAATAGTCCCAATTTCGCCTGAAAGGGTGCCGTTTTTGCACCCATTTCGTCCCGCGCGGATTCTCTTGTGGATAACTCTATGAATCAGTCGATCAGCGGGCATTCATATGCCTGCTAGCAGCAAGGATTTAGCGCATGGGTATGGCAATACTATAAAACAGTACATTTTCTGTACAGGGAATCGAGAGACGTGAAAACGACGTAAAAACGCCCGAAACCCCTTACAAAACGGGCATTTCGGGCGTTTTCGCTCCCTGTTCGTTTTCTGTACTGGAAAGGCGTCTCCCTGTTCAGTTTCTGTACTGGAAATTCTTCGGTTCGGGTACGGTTTCTGTATTGGACGGGTACGAATTCTGTACAGGGGATTTTTTTTTGCTCTGTTGCTTTTGCCTTCCCTCCGTCCGAAGTCTTTCCAATCCCTCGGTGAGCGCTCGCTCGGCTTCACGTACCGACTCAAAAGCCCGGTAGTCGTGAGTCGCCTTGATTGCTTGCACGCCTGTTTTCGGCTGCTCGTACACTTCCACGTCCGTGAAGCGGTAGAGCGACGGCACGCGGCTACCTTGCCGTAAGCCGCCTTCGATCGTCACTGCGATGAACCCGAGCGCACGCAGCTCGTACAGCGCCTTTGCGAGCGTCGTCGGGGCAGTCCATCCCTTGTGCTTCATCAGCGACAGGGACGCCCCTATGCTGCCGTTGTTCGAACCGTTGAGCATCATGCGCATGTCGATGTACAGCTTCACGGCAGACGGGCCGAGAACCCGCCACGCCGGGGTATTCAGCAGCGAGTGATAGATTCGAACGTGCGGCCCTAGTGGATCGGACCACGCTTTCTTTGCCATCAACCCTCCCGCGATGCCAGCAGCAGCCCTTGGATGACCTGCGCGAGCAGTTCCGGCCGGATGCTGATGCCTTGCCGAGTCGGCACGAAGTCGCCGTCGCGATCCACGACGACGAGGCGCACGTCGACGTACCGCCGGCCCCTGTACCAGCGATGCGAGATTCGAATCCGCTGCGTAGCGCTCTTCTGAACGTCTGCGATAGTTTCGCCGCTGTCGTATGTGCTCATGCGATCACCTCACTTTGTGAGGATTGCTTACCGCTATGCTGCTGGTCGATCTGGTTCATTTCGACTGCGTACTGAGCCGCCGTAGCCGCGCCGAGATCGGCGAGCAGCCATTCGTAGGTACAATCATCCTCCAAGCGCTCTTTGATCACATGGAACAGGGCTTCGAGACGAGCGAATTTGTCTCGCGCCTCCAGCACAGCCCGTTCGAGGCGGGGCATTTTCTGGTCAGGCATGGCTGACCTCCCGTTCGCTGACATGGCCGAGTAGTTCTTCTCCGCGCAGCGGCTCAAGATACGAGTCGTGGGCGAGCATGCGATTGCCGATGCGGAGCCGCTTGCGGTTCTTCGTTAGCGTCATGCCGGGGGTGCCGAGTAGGGTTACATTCCATTCGGACTCGCGGATCGAGTGAAGTGCGCCGACCAAGACGATGCGGCCGACAAGAGCCGGATTCCATGCGCGAATAACGCGGGCCAAGTCGCCCGGACGGCATCGGAGGTTAGCCATGGAGCACCTCCTTGCGGGATGCCTCGAATGCTCCCCGTCCTGTACTCGCAATGTCGCCGTATTCGAGAGCGATAAGAGAGGCTTCTTTGGCAACGGTCGTGATATGGGCGACTCCATTCGCACTTGCCAGATGCTCGATGACTTTGAGCAGGTCCCTGATTCGCTGGAATCCCTCGATTGCGATATTGGATTCGTCGATGCTTTCGCGAAGCGCATCGTCAAGGCTCTTGATCGTGTCAACCATGACGCACCTCCGCTACTGCGCTCTTGATTTCGTCGACCAAGTCAGCAGCCAGCCAAATAAGCGCCTCCTGATCGTGGTCGTACAGCCGCTTGAATGTGACGAATCCCTCGCCGTACATGCTCGTCAGCAGCGCGCTCAATTGTGCGGCCTTGCCCTCGATGGAAATGTCGCTCATGCCGACACCTCCGCTCGTGAAACAGAGCGCAGCTCGCCGAGCTCGATCGCAGCGCGTTCGGCGATGTCACTGCCAATGTCGCACATCACGCACGCGCGCATCGTGATCGAGTTCTCGCTTTGGATCACACCGAAGAGCTCTTGCAGTTGTTGGAGCTTGTTGGCGAGGTCGTCGAGCGCTTGACCGTCGAGGAGGAATTTAGCCACGCGACACCTCCGCACGGGCCAGCTTGTTGCCGAGGATGACTCGGGCCAGTGCTGCGAAGTGGTCGGCGTCCTCGGCATCGATCACCAGATCGCCATAGTTCGTTTGGATGACGAACCCGTGCTCCATGTCGGGTACTTGCTTCGCCAGAGCGTAGCGAAGGGCGTCAATCATGTTGGCGTCACGCATGGCTCGCATCCTCCTGACGGCAGAGTTCGGCGAGCTGCGCCATCACGGCGCCGCAAATGTCGAGCGCATCGAAAACGGTGGGCGCAAGCGCGGCTTCGCGCAGTGCGTGATTGATGATTTCTCGATACGAAGAGGGGAGTTGCGATTGCTCAGAACGAGCGGGGGCGTTAGCACGCATAGCGGCCTCCAACGTTGATGTTGAAAGCCCGCGCCCCACTGTCAAATGGGGTGGGCGGGCACATGACAGGGTTGACAGACCGGAACGTTGGCACCGGCGAGCGCGAGCGCTCCCCCGCCATGGCCCACCCATAGAAAAGGTGTGCGAAGGCATACGGACGTAAAAAAACCGCACTACGGCGGTCGTCCGCCAACATTTGCCGGCTGTCACCCCGGGCGGCTGTTGTCTCAGCCACAGCAAAAGTATACGCGCGCCAGTTTACGGGCTGCAAGGGTTTTTTGAAGGGGCGCATCATGCGGCACCGTCTTCGTCCAGGATCGCGGCGATTTCCTCGGCCGCTTCCGCCGGGTTGCGGTAGCCAGTCAGGCGATAGCGCAGCACGCGTGTCGTCTTGCCGAATCGGGTCGGCACGGTTTCCCATTCGGCCGTGATGAGCCAGCCTTCCGCGCGCAGAGTCGAGATAGTCGTATTCAGGCAGTGGTCGCCCAAGCGCTCGGCATCGAAACGATTCAGCGAGATCCCGCGGCGCAGTTCGAACAACACGCGATCGATTTTGCCGAGCGGCTTTTTCGAAAACATCGTGTTAACATTCAGGTTCGAATTGAGATTCTTTTTGTATTGGCTGGCCTGCGGGTCGGCCATTTTTTTTGTCTGCATGGCTCAGACCTCCGCACGGTAGTTTGCGGGATCGGAGAGCCAGCGATGAATCTCGCGGTTCGGCCACGCAATGCAGCGCTGCGAGCCGAGCTGAACGCGCCGCGGAAAGCGACCGGCGATTTCACGCAGCCTGATTGACTCGCGCGAGAGCGGCACGAACGTCTTGAGATTCTGCCAGCGCGAGTATCCGTCGAGCGGCAACGCTTGAGGTGCAGTGGTGAGCGCCTGTGCGCTCGGTTGTGCGGTCGTTGAATTGGCAGCCATGCTGTAAACCTCGTACAAGGTTGTTGAACATGGCGCTAGTTAAATATGTTGCGTCGGGCGCGGGTGCCAGCTGGCAAAACTCGCTGCTAGCTGGCAAATCGATCAAGCTTCGCTAAGCAGATCAAGGCCTGCCTTGATACTGGCTCTGATCGATGACGATCCCGTGCCTTGTCGCTTGGCATCTGGCAGGGCGTCGAGAATTTCCGTGACTGCGTCGGCGATTTTCGATGAGTTTGGATCGTCCCCCTTCCTATAGCGATTAGATGCGCTTGCCAGAGCAAGAGCGAGAGCACCGATTTGCTTGTGAAGGGACGCGCGTTCTCGGTCGCCAAGATCGGACGGTGCAGAAGCGTCAGTGCCGGCACGGTCATCGTTCAACAGATTGCGGAGATCGGCGCTACCGATTCGAAACATATCTGGAGAGGGAAACTCCAAATCGACGATGAAATCCCGCGCGCTGTTTGACCCTGCTGGCCGAGAAGGCATCCTTCGAAGTACCTGCAACAGAGAGTCGTTGTCTTGATCGAGCAGCAGGATTCCGTCCGCGAATTCAATTTTTCCTAACCGATCGCCGTCGAAGATTTCCTGGCGGTCCTTCCTCGCGTTGAAGGCAATACGGTGAAAGCCGTCAAGTAAGCGGACATGATCGGAAAGTGGCGACCAGAATTCCCGCTGAGCTGGAGAAAGCTTGCGTCGTTGCGCGAGCATCGTTTGATCCAGACGTATGCCGAAGCAGTGACTACCCCTGGCAATGGGCATTGCGTATCGTCCGGTTGCGTCCCACCACACGGCGATTTCTCCCGCGTACACGCGGTCGAGGACATCGATCTCCGTGATGTCTTCGCCGAACGATTCCCGCAGGACTGATGCCGCCTGCGCGACAGTGAACCATCGCTTAAATGAACCTAACTCCCGCATTGCTAGCCCTGTAGCAAAACCCTGTATAGGAGCCGCGCCAACCGGGTAGGGCACCCGGCGTTCGCCCCGTCGAGCTAGGCGCGGTTTGACTTTCGGGATACCGTAAGTTGGCAACCGTGGTCATTGATTGTAGATCGAAATACTGTTTTTTTATACAGGTGTGGCGATCAGGCATTGGTGCGAAGGGCAGTCATGGCACCGGGATAACGCTCGGTTATGACGGACAGTTGCCGAGGCGCAATCCCGAACGCACGTCACGGATGGCGGGCCGTCTCAAATCGCCTCCCCTTCTGCCGTTCGTAACCTTATCTGGCCAATGGCAGCTTCTGAGATGCGACGGTCGTATAAGTCTCTAGATCCGGTTGTATTGCTATTCGAAATAGATTTAGATTGAAGAGTGAATTGCCATCGACGAGTGTCCGCCTTAGATTGCCACAGGCTTGCGTCACAAGTCGATATCCGGTTCGGGAGGATCGCCCAGCCTCATATTAGCCATCCAATTGGACAGTTCCTTGATTTGGCACTTGTACGCCAAAGTTCTGTTCGTCGCGGCAAATAGCGGACGGATGCTGCCAGTAGTGAAGCTCTCGTCTTGCCATTCGATCCACGCCCCAAAGTAGTGGCGCCACGCACGATACATCGATCGAAACCTAGCACGCTGCCCATCTTCGGTTGAAATTCGCAATGCCTTCCTCACGCGCGCAGCCAATATCGCACGAGTGTCTCGCGTTTGTTTCGCAGCAGACATATTCATTTCGTATTGTGTGAGAGGTCTGTCTTTCCAAATGGTCGTCCAGAGAATTGCGTCGATCAATTTGGCGAATTGTGCGATGGAAGTAAGTGCCTGTTTTGCATCGTCGAACGTAACGGCATACTGTGAGGCGGATTCGTGCGCGAGAATATGGCGACGCTCAAATGTTTTGGCTAACCCGGCCCATAGCGTCGCGACGTCCTCTATGATCGGACCACTCCCCGGCAACGCCGCCCTCAATAAATAGGGATCCTCAACTCGTTTAGCCAGTGACTTCAGTTCGTCATCGAACAACATTGAGAACGTTCTCTCCAAGCTGGCGACGGAGTTAAAAGGAAGGGCATGGCTGACCAAATCTCCAGCGCTAACGTTCCGTCTATTTAGTAGCGGTAGTGCCTCGGCAACAGACATGAGTTTATCTCGGCCAAGCGCAAGCCCCCTTTCTAGATAAGGGGATCCGCTGTCGATGATCGTCGCCACGGTAACCTTAAAATGGGTCTCAAGGGCTGATATCGCTGCTACCGGAAAGTGACGGTACAGTTCCGCATCTGCCCCAGTTCCGATTTTCGCGAGTGAACGTTCCAATGTCGCCAATCGGCTTATCGTTTCGTAGTACGCACCCTCAACAAAACCGTGTCCTCTCCGAGCTTTGGCCTGAACAAGTTCGCTTTCGATATCTATCGGGGATGCCTTTGCCATTTTTCTCAATACGCGCCTAGAGTGTTAGCTTGACAGAAGCGGCATTTCCGGCTGCCGGAGCCACTTTTCCAGTGTTCGACAAAACGACACGTCGAAATCATACTCGCGACCGTTACCTTTGGCGAAACCACGAAGATCTGCGTTGGAATGGCCGCGCCTCAAGCAGTAGCTGCCGTTTTACTGTCCGATCGAAGGGAAGGCGAATGACGGTTCATGGCCGAATGGCGATGAGCCGGCCCCGCATCCCGGGGAAATCCAAAATGCCCCTTTTTTGTACGGGTATCGCAGTTAGCCATTGGATGCCGTGAAGGGCAGTACCTTTGCGCGCGCCTTTAGCTCGTCGAGGTGGTCGGCCCAGTGCTGCATCATCTTGCGACGCTCTGGCAGATACTCGGCGTGGACGTAAGCCGCAGTGACTTGGTTGCGCTCCGCGTGCGCCATCTGGCGCTCGACAACGTCGCGGCTGTATCCCAGTTCACGCAGCGCTGTCGCCGCAAGGCCGCGGAAGCCGTGTCCGGTCATGCGCGACTTGTAGCCCATCCTATACAGGGCATACAGCATCGTGTTGTTCGAGATATGACTCCGGCCCTGCACACTGTAGAAGACGAAGCGCTGCTCGCCGTTGATCGCGCGCAACTGTGTCAGAACGTCAATTGCCTGCCGGGAAAGCGGGACGATGTGCGGATCGCGCATCTTCATGCGATCGGCGGGCACGCGCCATTCAGCAGCATCGACGTTGATCTCTGGCCACTCGGCCTGGATCATTTCTTTTGTCCGCACGAACGTCAGCGCCATGAACCGCAAGGCGAGCCGCGTGACCAGATCGCCTGAATATTCCTCGATGTCGCGCATGAGCTGCGGGATCTCGGTCGCTTTCACTCGCGCCATATGCTGTACGCCGGCGCTCTTCTTCAATACTGTCTCCGCGTCGATGTCGGCCGCCGGGTTTCGAGTGCAGCGGCCGGTCATGATGCCGTACTGAAACACGGCACGCGAACGCTGCAGAACCCGCTTGGCCGTCTCGCGAACGCCGCGAGATTCGACAGTGCGAATGATCGCCAGCAGTTCGGGAGCATCGATGCTCGCGATAGGGCGGGCGCCGAGTCGAGGAAATACGTCGACTTCCAGGCAGTTGATGACCTTGCCTGCATACACCTCCGACCATCCACCGCGCTGAGTCTCAAACCATTCGCGCGCGACGATTTCGAACGAGCTGGCGGCGGCCAGCTGCGCAGCGCGCTTGTCGGCTTTCTTGGCTTCGCCTGGGTCAACGCCTGCGGCGAGCTTCTCACGCGCGTTATCGCGGCGAGCGCGCGCCTCGGCGAGCGAAACATCCGGATACGTGCCGAGCGCCAAGCTCTTTTCTTTGCCGTCGACGCGGTACTTGAAAACCCATCGCTTGCCACCGGCCGGCGTTATCAATAGCAGCAGTCCGCCACCGTCATAAAGCTTCTGTTGTTTCTCAGTGGGCTTGGCTGTGCGGACCTTGAGGTCGGTGAGCGCCAT